AACCAAACAATAACTGCTGATAGTATTTTAGGTGACATTAAAACTGAGATAGATGGTAATAGTATTACTAATATGACCGTAACTCAAATAGGAAACGGATTACATATTACTAGACCAACAGCTAACGGTACCTTTAATGTGTCTACACAAAATACTAACTTACTAAATGTAATGTCAGATTCTGTACAAGATGTATCTGATTTACCTTTACAATGTAAGCATGGGTATGTATTGAAAGTTAGAAATGGTGCAGCTGAAGAAGATGATTATTATGTAAAATTCTTTGGTAACAATGATAGAGACGGCGAAGGTACTTGGGAAGAATGCCCACAACCTGGTAGAAAGATTACATTTGATCCAGATACCATGCCTATACAAATTGTTAGAGAAGCTAATGGTACCTTTACTGTTAAGGTGATTACATGGGAAAACTGTTTAGTAGGTGATACTACCACAGCTCCTGAACCATCTTTTATAGGTAAGACTATTAATAAAATGGTGTTCTGGAGAAACAGATTAATACTTCTAAGTGATGAAAATGTAATCATGTCTCAACCAGGAGAGTTTTTTAACTTCTGGTACAAGTCAGCAATTACTAACACAGCTGTAGATACAATAGATATCTCATGCAGTTCTGAACACCCAGCTGTATTATATGATGGTATCCAAACAAATTCTGGTTTAGTGTTATTCTCGAAGAACCAACAATTCTTATTAACTACAGATAGTGATGTCTTAAGTCCTACTACAGCAAAGATAAATTCATTATCAGATTATAATTTTAATCATAATACTAGTCCTGTATCATTAGGTACTACAATAGGTTTCTTAGATAACGCTGGTAGATACACACGCTTCTGGGAATTATCTAGTGTATTACGTGAAGGTGAACCTAATGTTGTAGATCAAACTAAAGTGGTTGATAAATTATTTGATAAAGATTTAGTTAAAATATCTAATTCAAGAGAGAATGGATTAGTATTCTTTAGTGAAAAAGGTGAAGCTACTTTATATGGTTTTAGATATTTAACATCAGGTCAACAACGTTTACAACAAGCTTGGTTTACTTGGGATTTACCAGGTAATATACAACATCATGCTATATTAGATGATACCTTATATGTGGTACTTCGTAATGGTAGCAAAGATTGTATGTTAAGATTTGATATAAAGATTGATACAGATTCACGTACAATTACAGATGATAAAGATACAGTTGATACTGCAGATGACTTATTATATAGAGTACATTTAGATAATAGTAAAGTTATAGCATCATCTGCATTAGGTTATTCTACTACTACTAAAAGAACAGGTTTTACTAAACCTGATGGATATGAAGCAAGTACTAAACAATTAGCAGTATTTTGCCATCCTACTGGTGATGATGTAGGTAGATATGCAGAAGCTTCTATAGTAGGTAGTAATATAGAATTTGATGGTGATTGGACTGGTAAAGATTTAACAGTTGGTTATCTTTATGATTATGAAGTAGAGTTTCCTACTATATTTAAAGTACAAGCTAATCAAGAACAATCTATAGCTGATATGACAGCATCGTTAATTATACATAGAATGAAATTACATTTCGGTGCAAATGGTTTATATGAAACAACTTTAAAACGAAAAGGTAAACCAGATTATTCTGAATTATGGGAACCTCCTTCAGCTGATTTATATTCTAGTAATGCATTACCAATTACTGAAGAAGCAACTAGATCTATACCTGTTTATGAAAGAAATAAAAATGTAAATGTAACACTTAAATCGACACATCCTACTCCAGCTACATTATATTCAATGTCATGGGAAGGAGATTATACCACCAATTATTATAGACGTGTCTAAGTATATACATAAAATGACAAAAGAGGCTGCTATAGAAGTGGCCTCTAATTTGTTACCAGATGACCGTAGAGAGGTCGAAGAGGGTCATGGATATGATCCTTTAGTATCAGTACCTTTGGCAGCTTTGGAAGGCGATTCAGTCTACTTCAGAGTACCTAACGGTGAAATAGCTGGATTAGCTGGCGTATCAGATGATGGGCGTATCTGGATGCTCTGTACACCAGCAATTCATAAGTATCCAACAACGTTTGTCCGTGAGGCTAAACGATATGTTAAAAGTAGAAAAGAGAAGTTATTATGGAATATTGTTGATAAACGCAATACAATCCATTTAAAGTTACTTCGATTCCTTGGGTTCAAATTTCTACGTGAATTAAAATATGGACCTAATAATTTATCCTTTATAGAATTTTGTTATGTGGATGCAACTAGCTATAGGAGTGGCTAAGGCGGCTCCAGGACTTTTAAATGCACAAGGTGAGAAAGCTAAAATTAGAGCTAGAAATAAAGCAAAAAGAGAACAATATAATTTTCTCTTACAACAAAGGAAACGTGATTGGCAAAACCAATTAAGTATTTGGGGAGCTAAGAGGAATAAATATATAATAGATGTTACAGAAAATGATTTAGCTGCTCATCGTGGTTATGCTCAAGCACAAGCAGGTTTAAATGCTGTGTACGATCAAGCAGCACAAAACAACGAAGCTGCTTTAATAAAATTTTTAAATAAACATGGTACTTTAGCAGCTAAAGGTAGAACAGGTAGAGGAGTAGGTAGAATAAATGTAATGGAATTAGCAGAAATGGAAAGAGCACAAGGTCGAGAATTCCATAGAATTACTAAATCTAGAGAAGCATATCTAGCAAATATAGAACAAATTGAAGGTAAAGCTAGATCAAGGCGTAGAGGATTAAGATCCGAATTAGGCTTTGCACCTGTACCACAATTAGCACCACCACCTCCACAAATGGAATCTGAAAATGTTACAGGTAAAATAGCAGCTGCAGCTTTAGAAGGAATCTTTGCTGGAATTAGCAAAGGTGTAGGTGCTCCTGGCATACCAACAGGAGGAGGAGAAGGAGGAGAAGGAACAGATGTGAAATCACTCTTTGGAAATACTTTTAACCCTTTCGAGGGTAGCAAAGATATTTCCTCAAGTACACAAAAAGATTGGTCTAATCCAGCTATGTGGACATCGTCTCCTGCAACTTCTTTTGGGACCCAGAATT